CCATAGAGCCGGTGTTTATATTTTCCTTTTCAAAAATAACATAGACTTCATAATTCAAAAGCTTTCTTACAAGTGTCAGACAATCGGTAGTGTTTCTGCTGAATCTGCTGATGGATTTTGTGATGACAAGATCGATAAGACCTTTTTCACAGTCTTCCATAAGTCTTAACAACCCATCTCTCTTTGCAGTCTTTGTACCGCTGACACCATCATCATAATAAATACCTGCATATTCCCATTCACTGTTTGCTTTGATGTAACTCTCATAATGATTTTTCTGTGTTTCAAGGCTGAGTTCCTGTTCATCACTATCAGTTGAAACTCTGCAGTATGCAGCCACCCTTGTCTTCTTAAAAACGGAGAAATCAACCTGATTGATTTTCGTTACATTCTTCACTTATATCACCTCGCTTTATCGTATGACATATTCCCGTAGAAACCGTTATATATCAAGTCAATTACTGATAAATCTCGCATAGATAAGGAGAGAAAATAAGCCGATTTTTCTCGGAGATTTTGTGTAATTCATCATCAGAAATAAGACCCTTTTCTGCCATCTTACGAACTATCCTTTCAGCGAGAATGAAGTCAAATTCCTTCTGCAATTCTTCCTGTGTAAACACCTTTGTGTCAGGCTTTGGTGCTGCTGCACCGTCTTCTAATTTTGTAATCTGCATAAAAAAGCACCTCCTACCATGTAGCCTTGGCAGGAGGTTGAAAAGGACGTTTTTCATTAATCTTTTTTATAAAACTGACATTCATAGCCGTCAGCACGAAGAAGCAGACCCTTCGCCCAAGGTGGAGTTCTTCCCATCTGCTCACACACGGCATCAAGGGACATATCCTTTCTGCACTCGATGATGACTTCATCATGCACATGAGCAACGATATTACAGTTTCTTAAAGTCTGCATTGCATACATGAGAATATCCCTTGCGATTGCCTGCGTGATATTCTCACAGAACTTGGGACCGTAGCTTTCGAGCCTTTCCCATTTCTTTGTGCCACCAACACCCTCATAGGTAACAGACTCACCACCGAACTGATTCACACCCATCTTTGGTTTTACATATGCAAGCCTTCTGCCTGAAGGAAGAACGATAAAAAGAAAGCCGCTCTCGTACATAAATCGTATGCCGTGAGTTTCGGTTGTGATTCTCTTCTTCACTGTTTCCTTTACACAACTATCAATATCCCACCACAGCATTGTGATGGCAGGATTTGAATTTCTCCAGGCATAGACAAGAGGCTGCAGTTCATCTTCTGTCAGACCCATTTCAATAGCTCCCATTGCTTTCAATGCACCGACCGAACCACCATATCCAAGAGCAAGTTCTGCAATCTTGCCCTTTTGTCTTAAGTGACCGTTAACACCATGCTTTTCAACAGGCACACCGAACATCTGTGATGCACTGCTGCAGTATATGTCTTTTCCTTCTTCAAAAACTTTCATTCTCCATTTTTCTCCGGCAAGCCACGCAAGGACTCTCGCTTCAATGGCAGAAAAGTCAGCAACGATGAATTTGTTATCTCCCTGTGGCACAAAGGCTGTACGGATAAGCTGTGACAAGGTATCCGGGATATCATCATATAACAGTTCAAGGGCATCAAAGTTACCGCATCTTACAAGACCTCTTGCCTGTGTAAGATCTGGCATATGGTTCTGAGGCAGGTTCTGGAGCTGCACCAGTCTTCCGGCAAACCTGCCAGTTCTGTTGGCTCCGTAAAATTGGAACATTCCTCTTACTCTGCTATCCATGCACACAGCATTTTCCATAGCCGTATATTTCTTCACACTGCTTTTAGCAAGCTGCTGACGAAGAGACAAGACTTCTGCCAAGTGTTCCGGTGCATCCTTAATCATCTCGGCTACTACCTTTTTACCAAGACTGCCAGTTTCAAGTCCGTTGTCAGAAAGCCAGCCTTTCATCTGCTGTACGGAGTTAGGATTTTCAAGACCGGTAAGTTCCTGCATCTGCTTTGTAAGTGCCGTCTTGCTCTTCTCATCAAATGCAATGGCATTCTTAACAAAAACCATATCAACACCAATTCCACGGTCATTGATTTCCTGATCTAAATGATACTCATCCCAGATGGTTTCGCTTACCGGGAAACGGGATAGCTTCTGTTGGATACCCATTTCCGTTTCAACATCACGGATATTGTAGGCTTTGAACTGCTGCCACTTCTCTAAATCGTGATATGGCATATTTTTTGTTCTGCCACCGTTTACCTTGGTTGGAGAACAGGGAACACAGAAGTATTTGATGAGATTCTTGCCTTCCGATAGTTTCTGCTTTTCAAGACCAAGAACGGCTCCTACTCCTTCCAGGGATAATGGAAGTCCAAGAGTTGCCGCCCAAACAAGAGTGCAACGCCATGACACAGGATCAAGACAATATCCCTTAAGAGATACACCATTATCACGAAGATACCTCGATAAACAGACTCTTTCAAACTGTGCATTGAATGCCCACTTTATTACTTCATCATCAGTTAAGGCATCAAGAATATCGTCTGGTATCTTTTCTCCCATTGCCAGATCTACAACCTTGACCTCGCCACCATCTACGGAATATCCGAAAAGCAGAATCTCAAAGTCTTCACTTTCTGCATAACGATAAACCCCGGATTTTTGCAGACTCACACTTGAAAAGGTTTCAATATCTATACTGATTGATTTCACATTCTCACTTCCTTCCAAAGTAAAACAGACGGCAGAGGATTGTCCTCCACCGCCTGCAAACTTTTATTCTTCAGTTTTATCTTCAGCAAATTTCTTCTTTTCCTTACGTTTCTTGATGGAATCCTTGATAAGCCAGATGCCATTCATGATGGTGCTGACGATTCCATAGATTCCTGCTCCCATAAAGAAGTAGAAGATGATAATCACATCAATCTGCTTTGCTAATTCATATAATTCGTTCATATCGTTTACCTCGTATATTCGTAATAGTCGCAGACGGTGGTGTTTCACACCGCCTGCCGGAAGTTAAAAGGTCGGTTCAGATTAAGATAAGAAATCGTCATCTTCCTCTGTGCTGAAATCATCAGTTGCAGAGCTGCGACCACCAAGGGGTTCTCCGTCTCTAATCTTCTGAATGTTGCCAAGACCACAAGCAATACCCTTATTACCATTGGAGTTGAATGCATAGAAGTTAAGTGAAACTCTCGCATAGCAACCACTGTACACTTCATCACGGTCAAGGATAGGCTTTACGGCCTTATCAACAATCTGTGGTGCTGTCTTACTGTTGGCATTGATGAACCAATGTCCGGCATAAGCCTCGTCCTCACGCTCTGTGTCTCCGTCACGAAGAGGAAGCTTGATTGCTGCCTTATTAGGCTTTTTGCCACCGAACTTTGCGATGCCTTCCTCAATAGCTGCATCAACTGCATCATTGATTGCCTTTACAGTTTCCTTATCATCCTTTGGAATAAGAACAGATACACTGTATCTTTCAGGGCCGCCATTGATAGATGTAGGTTTCCATCCGTGGAAATAGGAAAGTCTTGTGTTCTTGCCTGTGATAACTTTTGTTTTACTTACATTCGCCATAATCGTTAATCCTCCATTTTAAATTCGTTTTTAGCGTTTGATATATGCATTGCCTCTCTCTTGTCCGAGTTTGGTACAAGAGTCGGCTTTCCGGGTGGTTTGTAAATAAGGTCACCCAGTACCTTTTCAAATGTTGCTTTACCCATCAGTTTCTGCATCTCTGTAAGAGTGATAAGGTTCTGACGGTAAATATCCTTATAGCCCGCTTCCTTGGCTGCTTTGGCAACTGCATCTTCATCCGTGTACTTACGGACAGAGCGTCCTTCAACAACCTTGAATCCATTCCACTGCTTGCCGTGGTTCACAGCTGATTCGGTAGCATAAGCCATAATCTCATTTGCCCACTTTGTAAGATCAGGAATAACCTTTAAAATTTCTTCGATTTCCGAATCTGTAAGAAGTGGAGGAAGTTTGAATTCTTCCTGTGCAAGTTTCAGCTTTTCTTCTGCTCTTGCTCTGCATCTGACCGCTGCCCTGCAGAATGTACACCACTCGCCAGGACAGTATTCACCTTCGCCATTCATGGCCATTTCAGCCTTTGGCTTTAATACTTCTTCTGCCCAGATCTTCAATTCATCAACCGGGATTGTCCAGGTACTCACATTCTCCCTGCGTGGCTGGAAGATAGACATTGATACTTCCTTGATGTCATATAAGCTGTCATAGATGGCAAGGGCACCGAGTGCATAGCATTTCATCTGTGGATTGTCTGTTGCATCTACCAGGACTCCCATGCCGTACTTGAAATCAATGATGTGAAGCTTATCATCTGAAACAATCACGCAGTCTGCTGTACCATAACCATCTGGAACATATTCAGAGAAGTCTACATGTTGCTCTATCAGCACCAATGGGTCCTTGCAGTTCTGCTTTGCAATGTCAAGCTGTTCTAGGACAAAGTCCACATATGTATCTGTGTGTTCCTGCATTTCATCACTGTCATAAGATGAAACAGGTCTTTTACTTCTTCTGTGGAGAGCCTTCTTAAGCTTGTGTTCGCACCATGCGTGAGCAGCTGTTCCTTCTTCTGCTGCCTGGCTTGTCTTGTTTTCAAATTCTGATTCAAGACACGCACTAGGTGTACAGTTGAGCCATCTGTGAGAGCTTGAAGGGGAAAGGAATGCGTGTTTACTCATTTCCAAGCACCTCCGCCTCTTTGATGATTGCTTCATAGTTGCTAGGGTCGATGTCGGATAACTTGCTGCCTCCGAACTTTGCAATCAGACCCTTAACTTCTGATGTAAGTCCGTTCTGGCTCTTCTCTGCAAGAACACCTCTTACATCTTCAAGTGTGTAAACCTTAGCTTTTTCCTTCTTAGGCTTTGAAGTATTTTCAGGAATCTGTTCTACAGGCTGTGATTCAGTTACTTCTACAGATTTCATATCTGTAAGAACATCAGCTACCACCTGAAGACTGTCTGCCAGGTTACGCACATTCGTGATGACGTGGGCAACAGCGTCAAGTAATTCTGTTACTTTGTTCATGGTCTACCTCCTTCCGTAACTTTTGTGATGGCAAGTTCCTCAACCGTGTCACCCGGAACAAGAATCATGATCTTCTGCTTTTTACCGAACAGCATTCTCATAAATCTTTCTCGAAGTGTGATGCTCTTGTAGGACACCATGCCGTTTCGTTGTGGCTTGTCAGAAACACTAATGTGAAGATTATGTTTCATCGCTGCACCTCCAATTCCGAGAGATTTGTTTCTCTCTAACTTTTAGCCTTGGGAAGAGGTTCAAAAGGACGGTTTTTTGAAAAACTTTTTTATTTTTCTTTTTCCTTGTTTTGCTCTTCCTAACTAGTAGCCTTGAAAAGAGCATAAAAAGGACGTTTTTTACAAAAAAATAAAGCCTGCCTACACCCCGAAGAATGCAAGCAGGCTCATAGCACTGTTTTAACTATTTCTTATTTTAAGAGTTCATTTACTCTCTTCTGTACCTTTGCGTAGTCATATCCGGCTGCTGTAAGCTTTGCCTTTCTGTCGGCACCATTGCCCCATAAACCTTTGATGACTTCCTTTGCAAGCTCATCTACCGTTTTGGTACTTGAGGTAGTAGAGCCTACGATTCTTCCGTTTTCATCAAAGACAAAGTATCCTGGATTTGATGCAGCACATCTCTTTGCATTATCAAGGGACTTGAATGCACCTTTCTGTGATTTTGCATCATTCCAAGATTTTCTGACTCTATATAATCCACTTGCAGTTGTTCCGCCAGAAGAAGAACCACCAAGCTGTGCCGTTACCTGCTTCGCAAGATCACCCAGTCTTGAATAAAGCCAATCTCCTGGACAAGACTTATTCGCAAACCATCTATGAACTGTAAGTACCATCTCATCAGACTTAGGACTATAATTAAGTGTCTTGTTCTTATCCCCAAGCCATAAAAGTTTCTTTTTCCCATTACGCTTGCAAATATCAGCACAAAGTTTAATAAGCGTTGCATATACTTTGCTGTTCATTGCATATGGATGATAAGTATCTGATGCGCACTCAATAGTGACTGCTCTTTGGTCATTGGCATTAGAAGATGAACACCATGAACGGTTCTTTTCTTCCACATACATGCCTACTCTGCCATCAACGCCAATGCCGTACTGACAACTTGCCTGTCTTGATGTTGGATAGAAGATATTTCCAAGAGTTTCTACATTGCACTGACCGACCACACAATGCGGAGTGATTCTGTCAATGGAATGCGTTCTTTGTCCTGAATGATTAGGACTAAGTTTGGTGTAAGACACCATTTTACTGTTTGTGTAAGCCATATTATTTTTCCTCACTTTCTGCTCTATCGTGGAGCTGTTCTAAAACTGCTTTGATTTTTACTGGAATTGGAAGTCCCAAGTGACCTGCATTTTCAAGAAGGCTCACACCTTCATTTGAAATGTAGAAGAAGATAACAGCTGTCCTAAGAACACTGCCTGTACCGATAACCTGCACATCAAGAATGTTTGCAATCCCTACAAGCAAGAAAATCAGCACTTTTCTGCAGATGCCTTTAAAGCCAACTGCACTAGATAACTTCTTATCTGATACAGCACACATTACACCCGTGATATAGTCAATGACTACGAACGCAAGCAGTGCCAGAATAAGACCATCGCATCCTCCTAAGAAATAACCGAGCCAACCTCCGATTCCCGCAAATACAAACTGAATCATGTTCCAAAATTCCTTCATTAATAATTCCTCCGTTTCTCTAAAAATTTGTATAGAAAAAGCGACTGCCCTTATTTGAGCAATCGCCCGATCTAACGATAAATATTAAGCTGTTCGTTTCCACATATAACAGGTGATATATGGCTGTAAGTTACTATGAGCACTTCCGCTTCCGACAGATGCTGTTGAGCCGGAAATTGTATGTGTATGAGCACCTGCACTGGTTGTTGCCTTGTTTGTTACTGCTGTATAACCAGATGTTGCATCAATTAACACCCTATTACCACCACTATCCGTTCCCCACGCAGCTTTTTGATTTCTCAAGTTATGTGTATGAGCACCTGCACTAGCTGTAGCTAAAGTTCCATTTGCGTGAGTGTGAGATGGCATTTGTGAAGTAGTAAGTGCAATCGTTGATGCACCACCTGTTTTTTCTACTGTAGCGAAATTTGTATCAGAAGCATTAACTCCAACCGGCACTCTGCCAGAACCCCATGAAATCCATGTTCCGCCAAAATACGTAGATGGATTTTCAGGGTTCACGCTCATATATATACTGCCCACAGGATACATCTGCTCCATAATGAATTTAGTCAAGAACTTACCATATACCTTTACATCCCAATTCTCAGATACCTCAAAGCAATTGTCCGTTTCTGAAACTTTACCAATTGCTACACCTTTTCCACCACTCTTAAAATCCATAACTACTAATGCTGTAGAAATTAAATCAATCACTGATACAGATGAAAAAGTATCTGTTATGGTATATCGTATTTCATATGATGTTTCTGTTGATATCTTGCCTCCTCCAAAAGTGAATGCTATACCGTTTGAAAAAGAAGTACTTGCATCTGTCCATGCCAAAGTTCCTGCTATCCTATATTCCGTCTTTTTCACCACGCTGTTTTTACTGCTGCATGATGCAAAAGTATATGACACTAAACCTTTTACATAAGTTCCATCATCATTTATTTCACCCATGCTCACTGCTCTTTGTGACTGATAGCCTGTGAAACTTGGTGCAGAATATGCCACAACGGATATTGATACCGTCTTAGCATCAGATACTCTTCCTCGTGAATCTGTCGCTGTAGCAGTAAAAGTTATAGTTCCGGACGAGTTCAAAAGCCCAGTAGTGAGTATTGATTCTGTTCCGGAATATCCGCCACCACTAATGCTATAAGATTTAATGGTAGAACCATTACTTCCTGCTGCCCCATTAATAGCAAGTTTCGCTTTTGATTTTCCTTGCACATAAATGCCCCAGCTACTTGGAACATCCCCATCTATTCTAGTAGCAGTAAGACTGCTTATCGTTGGCTTTACCGAAGATGGAACTTTAAGTGTCATCGTACAGGTCTTTGTTCCAATTTTTGTAGAACCGTTATAGGTATCACATGTGATTGTACAAGTACCACTTGTAGTACTCGGAATTTCACTTGCTAGAGAAATTGTTGGAGTCCAAGGTACCGAAGTTGATGTTGTCTTACTTACAATCGTTCCACTTACACTACCGAATTTATATGTCAGTGTATGCGTAAATGAGGACGATGCTCTGCTAATTGAAATTGTAGATGCACTTCCCATATCAACCGATGTTGCGGTTACCGATGACGCTCTTGGTATTGTTGGAAGTGTATGTGTTCCACTTGCTGATGCATTTACAGCATAGGTATAAATACCCGCTTCACATCTTAGACTGAATGATTTTGTACCATCTGAATTATGCGAAATTGTATGTGTTCCACTTGCTACAGTTGTTCCGTTATATAGTTTAATACGATTACTTGTTGATGTGGAATATACAGTTGTTCCATTAATAACTGCTTTAAAGCCTCCGGCATATACCCATGAAGTAGAAGTTCCTCCTGAGCCTTTTAATTTCCAAGCAATCGTTGATGTGTTATTTGCCACACTTTGACTTGACAGTGTCCACGATAAAGTAAGTGATCTACCTTCCTTTTGTGCCGTTGTAATACTTCCACTTGTTGCCATAATAAATCACCTCCTATGCTGATGGACTTCTCCATTTAATAGAAAGATTCCCACTAACTCTTGGCAAAAAATCAAACCATCCTCTAGATACATTTCCAAGGGATAGTTTGTTACGAATTTCTGCATTTGTTATTACTAAACTGTTATTTGAAATATATGCAATCTTTTGACCGTTTTCTTTAAATGCTAACTCTTCATTAGAAAGTTCTGCAGTAAACGCATTACCGACTTTTCCAAGTTCAATAAGTGCTCCTTTAAACCGAATATATTCTGCTAGAAGCTCCTTGTTATATGCGATATCTCCTTTTATCTCATCAGTGATGGTTGTAAAGTCAAAGCGTATTTCACTGCTGTTTTGCGTAATAGCTGATTGAAAATCACTTTGAATTGTTTCAAGCTCCGATTTTTCTATAAAAGTATCGTGTACTATGCTTGTTATCTCATCTGCGGTTTTCGCTATTTCTGAATAGCACTCATGGATTTCTTCTTTTAGAAGCTCTGCATTTTTTACAGCATCATCAACCTTTGAATCCACATTTTGAATAACTTCGCTCTGACCTATGAGGTCATTTTCTAGATTAGTAATGTTCTTCTCTTGCTTAACACTGGTCTTTGAAAGACTAACACCACTTGCGCCAATGGCTATGGTATTTCCAGATGGATTTAAGTAATCTCTTGTTCTAGCAATGCATAGATAAGTTCCGTTAATACCATGATGTTTTGACACGCAGTCTAAATACATCCTGGCATGAATAGCGCCAATATCCATGCCAGCATCTGACTCATCAATAATTGTAAGTTCAATACTCGTTACGCCTTTTACTAGGTCACTTAACCTCGCATTTGCTTTAGTTAGAAGATTTCCCGGTATTGTTACATCATCCCAAACTTCAGTTGTCCATATCCACCCTATTTCTTCTACTGCTTTTTCATCGTAGATGTAATTCTTGCCATCATTTACATCTTTAATATTTACTCTTTCACTTGTTTCAGTTTCTACACCTTCCTCTGTAACAATATTCACCCTAGCACCGAGTGGAATTAGTGCCGTAAATCTTTCTGTATGGTCTTGTTTTATCTTTACATCAGTTATATTTTTCCCATACTCAACCTTCTGAAGTGATTTCATATTAAAATCTGCAAGGTAATCTAGGTACTTTCCATCATCTTCATAACGAATAGCAAGATATCCGCCGTGTGTATTGATGAGCTTATTTCTTATCGCATCTGATGTGATTAAATATTCAGAGCTGCTATATGCCACATAATCGTTATTATCTGTTACCGTAATCTCACCTATCTTGAACTTTTTTTGTGTTTCTACACTTTTGTTATGAACATCAATAAATAACTCAAACAGTCCTCTTAATGTCCCTTTATATTCAAACGGTGGCTGAATTGTATCTTTCAAATAGGAAAGAGCTGATTCACAGTGCCAAGTATGTGTGTTATAAAAGTCACTGCCATCATCAATTGCTCTTCCTTCAAATACAGTCTTTTCTCCCTTTTTACAAAGAATCACTGATGCCATTGGAATAATTGAATCAATGTATGGATGGTTATATGGGGCAGATAAAATAAAACTATCAATGCGCTCTGCATCCTCAGTTGCCTTAGCCTCTAGTATTGCAAGCTTTGATAAGTTAGGATGGTAAAAGATTTGTCCATCTACATAAACTTTAAAATCACTCATAAACATCCCTCCCTGTATCTGAAAGTAGTTTTTCCGTTTCCTGTTACATTGATGGAATTTGTTCCGTGAAATAATTCAAGTTCCGATATCTCCCAAGTTCCCGCACTAAGCGTTCTAGAAAAGGAATCTTCTCCAATCTTCCAGTCAAGTGTTGTTTCTTCTGTGGTAACAACACTTGGAACAACGGGCATATAGTCATTTTCAAGAATCACTGTTCCTGCTCCTACCTTTACTATTTCAGTTATATCTTCATGGTATCTATAGCTATCCCCGTCAGTACATTCAATAATAATCTGTCCTTTAGATAAAAATGGATCATAAGAAGAATCAAGCTGCAAAGTTCCTAACGCATAAAGATTTGGTTCTTCACTTGTCTTCACTTTACATAGTTTTCCGTTATACCTATTAGCCATCAGAAGTGTCTTCTCATCAAACAGTTTTCTAGTACCAAGCATAGATAATGTAATAGAAAAGGCTCTCGGTTCATAAGTTACAGAGCCAAGAGCCTCATTAAATCTGATCGGAGAATTTCGTCCCGGAACAATCACTGTTTCCATCTGTGCTTTAGGAACCGGAAAATCAATGCTTTCTCTAATCAAATCCAAGCTAAGCATAGAAACATCATTTATATAAATGTCGGGTATCATAATGAAAACCTCCTTGTAAGTTTTTGCTTATTTCCAAGTCCTTCATCCAAAGCAGGTAGTAAATGGCCAACCAAAGTTCCATCTTCAAGATATATACCCTTACTGCTGTTATCTGCAATAATCGATAGATACTTTTCCATCACACCTGTATTAAGATGACTTGAAATTATAGCCTCTAACTGTTTATAGAATCCGGAAAGAGGAAGAATTGCTTCAGCTCCTGCCTCACCACCTGCCATAAGTGAAGATCCATTCATTCCAAAGATTGTAGGACGAGTCATAATACCACCTTCCTTGTACCAATCAATAGATAGTTTAGGAACTGATGGCGGCATGATTGATAACTTTCCTGAGACTCTAAAATGTGGAAGTTTAATATGAGGAAGTGAAAGTTTCATACCGCTAAAGAATCCCTTAATGGCATCAACTACGCCTTTGACTTTATTCTTTGCTGCCTCAATAGGTGTAATGATGGCTGTTTTTATTCCATTCCATACCGTTGACACAGTACTTTTGATACTATTAAACACAGAAGATACTGTACTTTTTATCGAATTAACCACGGTAGTTACTGTATTCTTCACCGCATTAATTGGTGCTGTAATAGCTGTTTTTATCCCATCCCATACTGTAACAGCAGTATTTTTTATTGAATTAAATACTGTAGTGATAACGGTTTTTATCGAATTCACTACTGTAGTCACCACAGTCTTAATTGCATTCCATATGGTTGTAAATACTGTTTTTATTGCAGTCAGCACTGTAGTGATAACATTTGATACAGCATTTATAACGGTAAAAATCTTTGTTTTAATGCTGTTCCAGACAGAAGCAACGATTTCTTTACAGTTCTCCCAAATGAACCTAAATGGCAATGTGATAATGTCAAACGCAGTTTGTAATAACATACCAATAAACATAATCGCCATCTGAACCGTTGTTTTTATACCTTCCCAAATACCTGTGAAGAAAGTAGAAATCCCCGTCCATAAATTTACAAAGAAATCCTTAATACCAATCCAAATTTCATTCCAAGATGTACCAAACCATCCTAGAACCACATCGGCAACACCACGAATTGCATTCATGCAAGTTGTAAAAGTATTTTTGATGAAATCCCAAACAGAAGCAAATATTCCTTTTACTCCTTCCCAAACTTGCGACCAATTTCCTGTGAAGATTCCAATAAATACATCTAAGATGCCTGTAATAATGCCAAGAGTTACCTCTAAGATATTTGCAATTTTTGAAAAAACCGCCTCAAACACAGGTGCAAGAAACTCACATAATCCATTCCATATATCAGTTACAACTTCCTTGAAATTTGCGAAGTCAAAACCCAACGCATTTAGTCTTTCTGTGATACCCTGCGTGAAGGAACTAAATATTTCTTTTATGCGATTCCAAATAGCAATGATATTATCTCTAAACTCTTCGTTGGTATTCCATAAATGAATAAATGCAGCTACGAGTAATCCTATTACTGCTACTACAGCAATAACAGGTGCAGAAATACTGCCTATGGCAGTACCCACTTTTGTCATCACAGCTGATACTCCTCCTGCATCAGCTACAAGTCCACTGATTTTTAATCCAAGACTGCTAAAGGTCTTCATGGCAATTCCTACTCTAGATATGACCGTTCCAATTATTACTAGCATTGGTCCAAGAGCGGCAATAAATAAGCTTGCCGATACAATCACTCGTCTTGTTCCATCATCAAGGTTATTTAACCAATCTACAAAACCTTGAATTTTAGAAACGATGCTTTTTATCATTGGCATAAGTGCTTCACCAATTGAAATTGCAAATGCCTCAACAGCAGATTTTAAGATAGTAAGCTGACCATGAAGGTTATCAAGCTGGGTGTCTGCCATCTTCTGTGCAGCACCACCACTTTCTTCTATCTTCTTTTGAAGGCTACTCCAAGTATCTCCGGTATTTCCAAGCAGTGCATTTACAGATGCAAGGTCTGTTTTATTGAAAATCTGACTGATGATATTTGATTTCTCAGCAGCCGTCATTCCATCCATGCTTTTGTTGAGATCACCTAAAATATCATTTAGGCTACGCATATTTCCTTGACTGTCATAAACCTCTACACCAAGAGATTTCATTAATGATGTTGCTTTATCTGTTGGATTTTGAAGTGAAAGAATTACGTTTCTAAGATGAGTACCACCCTCTGCTCCTTTAATACCATTGTTAGCTAAAATTCCAAGTGCAGTATTTAATTCTGCAGTGCCGCCTTTTACTGTTTTTGCAGTTGCACCAATAGTAAGAATACCTTCTCCCAGCTGACCGACAGAAGTATTGGTGCTTGATGCAGTTTTAGCCATCTGATCAACCATCTTATCTGCATCAGACACTTCCATACCAAGTGCTGACATTGCATCTGTTACCATATCTGATGCTGATGCAAGGTCAATATTGCCTGCCGCAGCTAAGTTTAATACTGTAGGTAGGGTATCTACCATCTGCTGAGTGTCATATCCGGCAAGTGCTAGGTAGTTAAGTGCCTTTGCACATTCACTAGCAGAGTATGCAGTTTTAGCACCCATTGTCTTTGCAAGGTCAGATAAGGTATCCATGGTATTTACAGACTGCCCATCAACCTCTGACATAGAGTCTTTGGTAATACCCATTGTGGCCTGTACTTGACTCATGGAACTTTCAAAATCCGCTGCTGTTTTTACAGATGCAACACCCATAGCAGTTACAGCAGCTGATGCAACAGACACTTTCTTTCCCGCATCACTGATACTGTTTCCCGCATTTTCAAGCTTTGTTCCAACATCTCCTACTTTAGTCAATGTCTGATTTGTAGTTGATGCTTGTGCTTCAAGTCTTTTTAATTCTGCCTCAGTTTCAATGATTTCTCTTTGCAGTGCATCATACTGCTCCTGAGTTATTTCACCCTTTTGCAGCTGTTCATTTGCCTGCTCTGCTGCTGTCTTTAAAGTAGCAAGCTTTTCTTTTGTTTCTGAAATTGCCTGTGTTAAAAGTTTCTGCTTTTGTGTAAGTAGATTCGTATTAGTTGGATCCAGTTTTAGGAGTTTTTCTACATCCTTAAGAGCTGACTGAGTATTCTTAATCTGTCCATTTACACCTTTTAATGCAGTTTGAAGTTTGGTAGTATCACCGCCAATTTCGACAGTGATACCTTTGATTCTGTTTGCCATTGGCTGATACCTCCTTAAAAAATTGCATAAAAATAGCCCGCTATAAACCGAGCATAGAAAAAGCACCAACCTTTTCAGATTGATGCCCTCTTTGAAACATTGAATTTATAACTTTCTAAAAGTGTTAGTTCTTAAGCTATCTTTTTTTGAGTTAACTTCTATTCCTAAAACTTTTTGATTATTGTAAAGTTTTACACCTAAATTTGATGGTGGTAACGGAACTAAATCACGTAAAGCAAAAACTTGTCCTGATTCCATTTTACTTATTTTTTCTGTGATGGTTTTCCAAAAATCAGCATAAGTTCTTTCTTGCAAAGAAATATCTCTACAATAAGAAGGAACATCTGGGTAACCATTATCTTCTGCAAGTTTATTTAATTTAGTCCATTCATCATCATTTACAGTAAATTGAACACGCATATAAATTCTCCTTTCAACGCCATAATCAAGGTGTTTGTTCACTCACCTTAATTATATTTTAATAAAAAGCTAAAAGTAAATCAAGGTGTTTGTTCAAATACCTGTTTTCTAGAACTTATCAAAATCCTCTTGAGTTGCTACATTCTCATACTTAACAGAGTCATTAGCTTTCTCTGTCCAAATATCCATAACCATGCCAATGGTTAAATAATCTAAATCATGAATTGATAAACCTATTTCCAAACTTCGCAAAAGGAATAGTGGGGTTGTCATTTCCCTGCTACTTTTTTTAAGTTTTTTTTAGAGTCAATATCAGTAATAAGGTTTGTTCCCCAAAGAGCAAGAATCTCCGGTAATACCTCATAAATTGAGAACATATCAAACTGGTCTAACCATTCATCAATATCTGCAGGAATTGTATGGTCAGCATGATATGCCATGATGTAAGCCACATTTTCAAAAATCTCTAAATCATCAATCGCAAATTCTTCTCCCTCAGACCGTGCTCCCTCATATGACTTTTCAAGTTTTGCCAAATCCTTAAAAATATCACGTTTGAACTTAGCACGATAAAGACGAGGAATTGTAGCAGATGAGCAAAATACTACTTCCTTACCACCAACATTAATTGTTTTCTTAAGCATCCTTAACACCTCCTGCTACTTTCCTACTTAACGCTTGAACGACTTCTTGAGCTTGAGGAATATATACTGATTTATACCACTCAGCGTAAGTAGATTCGCTTGTAGAATCACCTGTTCTACTCTTAACAAGGCCATCTTCTCTTGGATCTGCCGTAAGTGATAGTGTTTCAGTTCCAGGTTCGATGGTATCTTCTTTTGTTTCAGATTCGATAGATGGACGAGATGCCGTACAGTTATATAAAACATGACGAATGCATCTAACATCTCCATCAAACTCAAATAGCAGTGCGAATTTTTCCATTTCCGCTACTGTAGCATTCTCAACTAGTACACCATTCTTATCAAGTTCTTCTTTTAAAATCTCAGTTCTAAACCATTCAGGAATAAGTGCCATTTCAAGATCACCACTGTATCCATTGTTTGATACACTTCTAAAATAAACAATTCCATCTGCATAAAACGGAGAAGTATCCCCTTCAGCATCTAAACTGATACTAACAGCACCCGGAATTGCTTTTGGTGTTTCATAAGTATATGTTCCATCCTCTGCTTTTGTAAGTTTTGCAGCGTGGACATTTTTAAGGTTATATTTAATTTTATTACCCATAAATTTTAAGCCTCCATTTCAAATGAATATAGGACTTCAAATAACTTTTCACTATCAATCCATGTTTCAAGTTTATCGTAGTAAATACCAAACTTATCAAGCACAGATTCCACTTTCCTTTCTACCGACAAGTCCTTAAAATCAGTATAAAGTTCAATATTGATTTCATTTACTTTTAAATATGCTATTCCGTCAGCAGCAAAGTTATCTGTACCCGGTGTTAAATAGCATATAAAAGGTGGAGATGGACTTTCTCCCTCTGCAAAGTGATCATAAGCAAAAGGAATGTCTATCTCTTTTAAGATTTTTATAACTTCTTCCATCATCTACCTCCGAGTGCTTTATCGATTTCTTTTTCAAAAACCTCAATTGCTGACTCCTCTGCTTTCGCAATATGTGGTCTTGCAGACACTCTTCCACCACCTCGTTTAGCATGCCCATGCTCCAAAAGATGTGCAAGCTGATACCTGTTCTTTGAATGAACTGTTACTTCTAGAGAGTTTGATGTTTCTTTAGTTTTCTTAACAGTCCATGACTTTGCATACTTACCAGTATCCTTAGGAGCTGATTCAGAGATATCTCTTCTTACTGAATTACCGGCTTTCCTTACTGCTTTTTTAACATCGTCAGTTGCTAAATCCGCATATTCTTTTAAGCCATCCATAATTTCTTTGGCTAGGTTCTCAATCTTAGTTGTCATCATTTCTCACTTTCTCGCATTTAAATTTCAGCAATTTCTTTTTAAAGTTCATATGGTCAATTGAAACGATGTTGTATGCCTCATTATCAAAAATAATTCTATTTTTAGTAGTTTCCATGTTTGATAGGATATTACAGTATCGAGTGGTAAAAGAAATATCTGAGTTTTCTACAAGAACTCCCGCAGAAAACTTCTCAGAACCACCCTCACCACTAACAGTTGCATAGCAAGAATAAATATCAGTCCAAACATTTCTGTGATTTCCGATTTCATCAACTACTACTTCATTTTTCTGAAAAGTGATACGAACATTAAGTAATGCAATGTCCATCAAAACTCACTCCTTCGTATTCCTTCAAGCAGGCTTCGAAGTGATATTGTAAGAGCATGATGGTCTGCTTCTTCTCTGTGTTCATATAAATAGGCTACTGCATACATCACTGCAATCTTAGAAGATGGAATATCAGACAGTTTATCTACAGATAATCTTGCTATATCCGCACAGAGGTTTTCTCCTGTAGTAATAAATTCTTCGATTAATAAGTCATCATCATTAAAATCAACTCTTAGATAACCTTTCATTTCTTCTAAATCAACTATCACTACCATCACCTCATTTCAATAAATGTAGGCAGTGCCATCACATAACAACACTGCCTTAAATTATTATTCAGATTTCAACTTCAAAATCTTAACTGCTTCTGGAAGCACAAGCTTTCCATCGACTCTTTCTTTTGCTACATAACCAATCATTCCATTACCAGCAAACAATTCTCTAAGTTCTGCAAACGAACGAGAACCACGATCACCAATGTTGTAGTAACTGTAGTCACCAAACGCAATCGCATTTTCTGGTGCAAATGAAGAAGTATGAACTGCATAACCAAGTACTCTATCAGGTTCTCCTTCCCTATATGAAGGTTGCCAAATATATGCTCCATTGTTATCCTTTAACTTTCTAAGTGAAGCAAGAGTAGCATCGTTCATGATGAAAGACGCATTTTTACGATAAGGTCTCTTAAGTCCATATACCAAATCAATCAAATCATCTGACTTAATTGCTGCAGTTAATGTACTAACAACTTGACCACCGCCGGTTTCTGCGAAAATACCTAAAGGCTTTCCTGTACCATCGCCGTTTAAGAATGCATCTTCCTCGGTATTTGCAAGCGCCTTACCAAACTGCGTGATAATATAATTTTCAAGACCGAATGCATTATCATAAAGCAGCTCCTCAGTTACTTTGATTGCAACATGAAGCTTATGCGCATCAAGATAAATCTGGTCGAAAGTCGCATCCCCAAAAGTAAGTGCCCCGCCTTCCTCAATCCATGCAGCCGCTGGTTTTGTAGCTGCAATATTAATCTTATGCTGACCTGCAGTCGTAATCTTTGTGGCAAGGCCACGCATAATATTTTCTTCTTCAAGCACATCGATCAGTCTCTTGTCATATTCTTCCGGCACAAGATAACCGCCATCAGAATCGACTCCTTCCTGCAAAATATTTGATACCTGCCTAAAGTTGGAACGCAGTGCTTTTAGCATGCCTTCCTTATATTCATCAGACGCACGGCCAGTCTTTGCATCCGTTGCCTTATCTCCTGCAGGCTTTGTTACGATTGGAACATTCACAGGCTTGGAAAGTTCATTCTCAAGAGCCTCCATCTGTTCCATTCTTTCAAGCTCGGTGCTGTAATTTTTGATTTTCTTTTCCATTTCGGCATAGGTCTTGGCATCTTCTTCTGAAAGCAAGCCGTCCTTATCACGCTTGCTTTCCACAAATGCTTTTGCACCCTCCCATGCCTTGTTTCTTGCTTCTCGTAATTCCTGAATCGTCATGTTCTGTTACCTCCAATTTTTCAATAAAATAAGCCGGTCCATAAGGGCATCGGCTTTCGTTTTTGTTTCTTCTGTTTTTGGTTTGATTCTGCATTTAGCTGCAATCTTATCCATTAATGAATTTGTGACTGCCGCCTTGGAATACACCATGCTGACCTGCGGGATTTCGATTTCATCTGTTACACTTCTCTTCAGAATTTCATCTGCAAATCCCATCTCCACGGCACTGTTGGCATCCATCCATGTTTCGGCATCCATGAGATGTGAAATCTTCGCACGGCTCATCCCGGTTTTGATTTCATAGGCATTGATGATAGATTCTTTTACCTCATCAAGCATCTCGATTGCCTTTTGCATCTCACCCGTATTTCCCATTGCTACGGTCATCGGATTATGAATCATCATCATAGATACCGGAGAAACACATACCTTTGTGCCTGCCATCGCAATCACGGATGCCGCACTTGCTGCTATGCCGTCAATTTTGACTGTGACATTTCCCTTGTATTCCATCAGCATGTTATAAATCTGGGCGGCAGCTATACAGTCACCACCGGGAGAGTTGATCCATACAGTGATGTCACCATTTCCTGCATTCAGCTCATCTCTAAAAATCTGTGGCGTCACATCATCATCAAACCAGCTTTCCTCTGCGATTGTCCCGTTTAGAAACAGTGTCCTCTCCGGTGTCTGTTCCTTCGTTTCCTGGTTTGTCACCATCTCGTTCTTCCACTTCCAGAACTTCTTCATCTGATTTCTCCTTTCCGCCGCCTGCAAAGATTCCTGCATCGGCAAGTTTTGTCATATTTCCATTGATGAGGTATAAGTCCCCACCATCCTCTTTTGGTATAAGGTCGAGGTTTTCAAGTTCACGAATATCATTGGCTGACATCCAGCCATTCTGCCTTGCAGTGGCATAACCGTTCATACGGCTCTGATAATCCCCACGAAGCAGTCCGTCCACATTAAACTTGACAAAGTATGTGGATTTCTCATTTGCAGACAGCAATGCTCGGTTGATGCTCTGCTCCCATCTCATCAGCCACGGCTCAAGCGTGTATTTCACAAACTCCAGTGACTGCTGCTCAATATTAGAAAAGCTCGACTTCTCAAGATCACCTACCATATGTGGAGGGACTCTGAAAATTCGAGCTATCTCATCAATCTGAAATTTTCTTGTTTCTAAAAATTGTGCTTCATTCGGTGAAATAGAAATTGGTGTATATTTCATTCCTTCCTCGAGAATCGCTACCTTATGAGAATTTCTACCGCTAAAACCTTTATTCCAGCTATCCCTCACTCTGTCCGGATCTTTTACCGTTCCCGGATACTCAAGGATTCCGCCTGGAGTTGCACCGTTTGCAAAGAACTTTGCACCATATTCTTCGGTCGCAATCGAAAGACCAATCGCATTCTTGGCCATAGCAATCGGAGAATATCCAACCAATCCATCAAATCCAAGACCCGGAATATGCAGCACATCTTCTTTCTTAAGATTAACGGTTCCGTCTTTCATGGTTGGTGCATCGGAATCTGACACTTGGTATTGATAATATATTTGGCCTTTCTCATCACGATCCACAGTCATTCGATTTGGCATAAGTGGGTAAAGTCCCACAACCTCTCCTTTTCCATTACGGATAATCTGTGCATAGGCATTGCCCCACAGTAAAAGATGTGTCATCAAAGTTTCCCGAAATACAAAGGATGTCATCTCTGGATTTGGCTCATCATGAAGTAAAAAATACAGCGGATGTTTAATTGCTTTTTCTTTACTGTCTGTTTCCGTGTAACGATAAAGGTGTAACGGAAGTCCTGCGATTGCCTCGGAAAGAATCCTCACGCAAGCATATACAGCTGTCATCTGCATTGCAGAATGTTCCGTTACTCTGTTGCCGGAGGTACTTCCACCAAATAAGAATCGGTAACTGCTCCCGTTCGTACTATCTTTAGGCTTATCCCTCGAATGAAATAAACCACTTAAAATACTCATATCTGCTCACGCTCCTTCCTAAATAAAAAGAATGCCACGGTTATCGTACACAGATTCCGTATTGGCATTCCCACATCTGATTGCTCTATCCAGTGCCATAATCGCTGCAATGGCACCATCGATCTTTTCTGTTGATTTTTCCTTATCTGCCTTAATGTTTCCGGCAGGATCTGTTCGTATAAAAATGTTATCCATATTCCAGCGAAGAACAGGATGACCGCCATGTGCAATCTTTTCTTCCAGAACCAACTTCATAAGTTCCTTTGTAGGCGGGGACATATCTTTAAATCCCTGTCCGAACGGAACAACAGTAAATCCCATGCCTTCCAGATTCTGCACCATTTGGACAGCTCCCCATCTATCGAATGCTATCTCCCGGATATTGAACCTCTCACCTAAAGAATCAATGAACTGCTCGATGTATCCGTAATGAACAACATTCCCTTCCGTAGTCTGCAGATACCCTTGCCGTTCCCATACATCATAAGGAACATGATCTCGTCTGACTCGCAGGTCGAGCGTATCTTCCGGCACCCAGAAGTATGGAAAAATGATGTATTTGTCTTCCTCATCTTTTGGAGGAAATACAAGCACGAATGCTGTGATATCCGTTGTAGATGACAAGTCCAATCCGCCATAACAAACACGACCTTCCAGTTCGTCTTCATCAACCTTAAAGTCACATGCATCCCATTTTTCCATTGGCATCCAACGTACCGACTGCTTGACCCACTGATTCAATCTCAGCTGTCTGAAGGAATTTTCTTCTCCCGGATTCTGCTTTGCAGAATCACATGCTGCCTGTACCTTTTCCATAGCAACTGTAATACCAAGAGAAGGATTCGCTTTTTCCCACACTTTAGGATCTGTCCAGTCTTCCGATTCATCTGCACCATAAATGACAGAATAGAATGTAGGATCAATCTTTCTTCCTGCCGCAATATCCAGTGCCTTCTGGTGGATTTCATAACAGATGGAATTGGCGTCATTTCCTGCTGTTGTAATCAGAAAATACAGTGGCTGCATTCTGGCATCGCCACTTCCTTGCGTCATAACATCATACAGTTTTCGGTTTGGCTGCGTATGCAGCTCATCAAAGATTACCCCATGTGTATTAAAACCATGCTTATTGGCCACATCGGCAGAAAGCACTTGATAAGAACTGTTGGTAGGTTTAAAAATTATCTTCTTCTGCGATTCAAGGATTTTCACCCTCTTCATCAGTGCCGGAGAAAACTTCACCATATCAACAGCTACATCAAATACAATCTTTGCCTGGTTTCTGTCTGCTGCACATCCGTATACCTCTGCTCTTTCTTCTCCGTCTCCGCAGAGAAGCAAAAGTGCCACGGCAGCTGCAAGTTCTGATTTTCCCTGCTTCTTAGGGATCTCGATATATGCTGTATTGAACTGACGATACCCATTTGGCTTTAACACTCCAAACAAATCTCTAATGATCTGTTCCTGCCAATCAATCAGTTCGAACTTCTTTCCTGCCCACGTTCCTTTGGTGTGGCATAACTCCTCAATAAAGCTGACTGCATAATCAGCCATTGTTTTATCATAATGAGAGGTCTTTGTCATGAACTTGGTAGGCTTATAATTTTCTAGTTTTCTCAAGCCTTAGCACCTCCGTAAATAAAAATAGCCACCATCATGGTGACAACAATAAATATTTCTATACGAGATACAGAAGCTATAGGCTCCTGAACTCGATAACATTTCGTTATTCAGCTTAGTTAAAATCGTTTAGCAAAATGCAAAGTGCAAGTTCTGCCTCTTCACAGGTCGGCTTAATATCCCATCCTCTATCATAATTGGCAATCCACTCGCCATCCATCTTAAGACTCAGTTTGGAAATCTTACCTCCGTTGATGCCGTAGTCTTCGCTAGGCTCATCAAAATGTTTCACCCAGTATTTAACGCTCTTGTAGCCGCCACCCTTTGTTGGAATTCCAATAACTCCTTCTTTCCACATGGTTATCTCACCTCCATCTTAATTGCTGGGATTCTTGCGTGCTCTCCGGTCTTCCAATCGGTGTATCTTGCGTTGACTGTTGTAAGTCCGTTCATATAAATGCCCTGCTTTTCAAATTCCGCCAAGGTTTCGATAAGCCCACTAAATGTGGGGCTGATGGTAAATTCCTTTATGCCTTCTGCTCTTAAAGTGTCTGCAATCTCTTTGATGTCATGATCCCAAATGATCTCGTTAAAATCGATAAGGTCGTTACCGGATTCTTCTTTGGAAATTCTGTATGCCCAGTAGAGTGTACTGTTAATTCCCGCATCCTTAAGGCTGATGTTTTCCTTTGCATTCATAAGTTCTTCAAATCTTCTGATTTCCTTCATTGTGGTTTCCTCCTAAGTGTGTTGTTTTCCCTTTCGGTACTCTATATATCACTCTAAAAGCACATAATAGCAAGCTAATTACTGGCATATATGTGACAATTATTTCAGAAGAAACTGTGTATTTTACTTCTCTCCATAAAGGATAAAATAGACATAATCAGCACGATTTTCTTCTAGGAAAACCACAAGTTCGTAGAAACCATATTCATTTGCAACTCTCTGTACCATCGGAACATCAAACATATTGGTAAGACCCGTGGAACGGATGTATAATATCTGTTTTTTTATATTTTCGTCCATAGCCTTATTCCTCAATCTTTCTGCAGCTGTCTTCTCCATAGACCACATTAAGTCCTGAACCATTATCCCAGGCAACCATAATGCTCGCTGTATCATCAACACCAAGAACCGTCCCCTTTGTTCCAACCGGAGGCGCCTGAACATCATCCATATGGGTAAGCTCTACTCTGCATCCTGCGGGATACGCTTTACGCACCCTTTCCACTATTTCTCTACTCGGAAATCTCATCAGTTGTAACCTCCTTCTTTGCACCATTCTTAAAAGCGGATGAGCCTTCAAGGTTCTGGAGAAGAATTTTTCTATCCAGCTTGTATTCTTTGCCGATGAATCCAAGCCTTATAAGGAAACATCTGAATGCGTATTTCTCATTCTCGACTTTCTTTTCAGAATTATTGATTCGCTTTTGCTTTTTGCTCATCTCACAAAGCTTGCAAATAAATCTGTTATATACCTGTGTGGTTTCTGCGTCCGGCATGGTTTCAAACCAAGGGAATGAAACTTTTTCCTCATCAATTTCAATTCGGATATCATCTACTCCCAAGGCTTTCTTGATTAACTCACCTTTTGCATCAAGTAAGTTCGTAAGGTTACCAACTCCAATATGCTCAATCGGAATCGCCACCGTAAGCCCCACATCTTCACCCTGTGGCGTTTCTTCCGGTTCTTCGGATACTTCATTGCCCGCTGCAGTAAAGCCTCTGCCCGCAAGCTGGTGCAAAAGATCACTGATATCCTTTGGGAAAATGTTGTCATCAAATTCTAATGCTCCAGTCTTATCAACGATTAGTCCTCCAAAGCCATAAGCTACACTTGGCATTCCCATGTACTTTGCCTTTGTTCCAAGAATCTCTTCGATTGCCGTAACCAGTGCTTTTCGTTCTGCCCCAGTTCTGTCAAATTCTACTCTCATACTGAGTACCTCCTTTGTTTTTCGGTACTGTATTAATCACTCTAAACCACATATATATCAAGCAATATCTACAAATATCCGCATAGAATTTGAACCAATTTATTCTGCGTGGTTTTGTGCATAATAGGGTATCCCTGAAAGAACAAATACAACATTCGGAAGTGCCACACCATTTCCCCACATCTTATATTCTGCTGAATCGGAATGCGGACTCTGCAGCCATTTTCTGATTTGGTTATCAGACTTCGGTTTTGTTTTCTTCCCCATTGCTTCAGCGTGTGTCTGAAAAATTTCTCTCCATATTGCGATATCCTCATCAGTAGGATTTTCTGTTTCAAGACCATCACACCACCAATCCGGAAATCCCTGCAGCCTTGCACATTCCGTGGGTGTGAGTCTTCTCACAATATATCTTGCAACATTCACAATCGGCGGATCTTTGTAATCCGTGGCAACTAGGGTATTTGCCATTTCTTCTTCAGCTGATGTAAAAAACGATGCTTTGGAAGAACTGTAGACCGGATGAGCCACACCACTTGCACCCGCCGCAACAATTGTTGGTTCTACCTCTTCTTCAATCTGAAAGCTGAACTTTGCATTATATCCTTGATTCATTGCAGGTCTTCCGATGCCATACGCAACCGCATGCTGTTCTGTCGCATTCAGCGTATACATAACATCCGATTCCTTATAACCATCACCCTTATGAGAAGGACGAGTACCATTTCCCTCAATCACAGCAATTCCGCCCTGATTGCAGCTAGGAATTCCACCATTGCCATCAATGGTTCTGCTTGTATCAGCTTCATAGAATCCACTATTTGGATTAGCTGATTTCATGGAATTGCTGTCCTTGGAACAGATGCCATAAGCAACTGACTGAAACAAGGTCTGATCGTTGCTCGTTCCAAGTGTTGCTGACTTGTTCTCCTGGATGAGAGGTCCTTTGCCGCCGCCATCACATCCGCTTCGAATTTTTAATGTCTTTGGCGTTTCCACCACAAACGGCTGATTGTTTCCACCCGTACCATAAGTAGAAAGAACTGTTGGAGCAATTTCATCTAACACTTTAAACCTTGTGTCTTGACCATGGTTTTCAAATAGAATGGAGCTTTTTTCATCACTAACTACCATAACTCCATTTCTTCCGGTTGAAATGCCACAATTTACACCTAAAGTAGATGTAACTTTATCGATTGAACCATTATATCCATCTATACTGATGCCTGCATCTCCAGTGCTTTCTGCAGAAGCAGCGGCAGAACCTTGCCACGAGCGGATGCTCTTCGGAGAATACCCAGACAGGCCTTCTGACTCAAATAATATTTTTCCGGCACACCAACCTGCAAAATCTGCGACAAGGTAGATACGTTTTCTTCTCTGGGGAACTCCCCAAAATTGAGCATCAAACTGTCTCCAGGCAACGGAGTAATCATCTCCCATGATCTTTCCTGCACTGTTCCATTTGCCAGGTTTAGGCACAGACACTGATTCGTCTTTGATTTTGCAGACCTCTTCGAGGACGGCACGGAAATCTTCTCCCTTGTTTGAACTGAATGCTCCGGGGACATTTTCCCAGACGATAAATCTTGGTTTTTGTCCATTTGTCTTACACCTCATTTCTTTTATGATTCTGACTGCCTCATAAAACAGTGAAGAACGGGAGCCGGAAAGTCCGTCACGCTTACCTGCAATACTCATATCCTGGCATGGACTGCCAAAGGTTATGATGTCCACGGGAGGGATTTCTGCCCCGTTCATCTTGGAGATGTCTCCATAATGTTTTACCTGTGGCAGTCTTTTGGTTGTTACACGAATAGGAAAAGGCTCAATCTCCGATGCCCACACAGGGGTAATACCGGAAATCAAGCCTCCTAAAGGAAATCCACCCGAACCATCGAATAAACTTCCAAGTGTTAAGTTGTTATTCTCCATCTGCTCCCTCCACCTCTTTTACAAGGTCGGAGTAAGCAAGTCTTTCTCCGTTTCTGATCACAAATACATTCTCTGCATCGCCTGTATCTTCCACATATCTGCGAAGGATTACCGATGCGTACTTCTCATCCAGTTCCATCGTATGACAGATACGATTCGTTTTCTCACAGGTCATCAGAGTCGAACCGCTGCCACCAAAGGTATCAATTACAATTGCATTCTCATGACTGGAATTTCCAATCGGATATGCAAGAAGGTCAAGTGGCTTTGATGTAGGATGATTCTTATTCTTCTTTGGCTTATCGAAGTTCCAAATAGTAGTCTGACTTCTGCCGGCACTCTTGCTCCAGTAATGTTTGCCGTTCTGAAGGAAACCATAAAGCACTGGTTCATGCTGCCACTGATAATCACTTCGGCCAAGTACCAGGGAGTTCTTTACCCAGATGCAGCACCCGGACAAATGAAAGCCTGCATCCACAAATGCTTTTCTGAAGTTCAAACCTTCGGTATCTGCATGGAACACATACGCTGATCCACCCTTTTCCAAATGCTCTGCCATATTCTTAAAGGCAGAAAGCAGAAAGTCATAGAACTTATCATTTGCCATCTTATCATTTTTTATGGATAAGCCATCGGAACTTTCAAATGCCACATTGTACGGCGGGTCCGTTACGATAAGGTTGGCTTTTTTACCATCCATAAGTGCAGCTACATCTTCTGAGGAAGTCGCATCACCACACATCAGTCTGTGTCTTCCGACTGTCCAGATATCTCCCCTTTTTACAAAGGCCGCCTTTTCCAGTGCATCGGACAAATCATAATCATCATCTTCCACTTCGGACTGCTTGTTTTCTCCATAAAGTTCTACAAGCTCGTCTTCGGAAAATCCGATCAGTCCCACATTGAAATCCATATCTTTCAAGGACTCAATTTCAATACGGAGAAGTTCCTCATCCCATCCTGCATCCATCGCCATTCGGTTGTCGGCAAGGATATAGGCTTTCTTCTGTGCCTCAGTCAGATAATCTACAAATACACACGGAACTTCTGTGATGCCCTCTTCCTTTGCAGCCATGATTCTTCCATGTCCTGCAATCACGTTATATTCTCTGTCAATAATGACAGGATTGATAAAACCGAACTCTCGAAGAGAGGATCTCAGCTTCATGACCTGCTCTGCAGAATGTGTTCTTGCATTATTTACATAAGGAATCAGTTTTGAAACAGCTACAAGCTGCATTTCTGTTGTTGTCTTGCCCATAGCCGCCTCCTTAAAATAATCCCCATTCGGCAAACTTCTCAAATCCGCCGATGGACTGAATATAGTCTCTTGCAATCTCTACGATTTCTTCATATGGTCTGCCATCAACCGTATCGTCTCCAATGGCACAGCAGATTTCCACAGGCTGTCCTGTTTCCTGTGCTTTCAGGAATGCGTAAATATTCACGGAAACATCTGCCTTTGACAGATCCTTTCCATGAAGACCTCCTCCTGTGACGGACTCTGCCATGTCACTTCCAAGTTTCCTGTTGCCAGCACCGGAGTCTATATCAATGCCTCCAGTCCAATCACCGAGCGGATTGATTTCTGCACTTGGATATGTGTTTTTCAAATCTGTAGTTTTTGCATTGCTCTGGCAAATGATAAGGCGATCATCATCAAGAATGTACTTTCCATCATATGGATAGGATGTGTAAATTTCTCTTGCAATCTTAGAGATTACTTTCTGCTCCTCTGTCAGCGGCACACCTTTGAAGATGCCGTTGTCTCCACATCGCATTCCCTTAGACTGATTTTTAGCAAGATGCTCATCCTGCGGAACAATCTGAATGAACACACGGATTCCCGGTGCCATGCGCTCCACAATAAATGCAACATCTTCTTTTTCCATTTCTGCAGAGGTTTCAATCACCACATGCCCATAACCATGGCCAATGAGCACCTCTACGGCAATCTTCGGATTATCCTGTATCTTATATGCCAGGTCAACAATTGCACCTGCAATTCTGTCTGCCACCTTATCCGGATGGCTCGGATTTACTTTTTCAATCATGCTATCTTCCTTCCCTTGCTCTTAGGAGTCTCTCCATCAAATCATTCTGTGGTGCAGCATCGTCATAATCGGTACTGCAGTTCTCCTTCACAATCTGAAATATTTCATTCCAAAGCCTTACAGCTTGGTTCATATAGTTGATGCCAATATTAATAAACGGAGATGGAATAGGCTTCTGTGTGGTTGGATGCTTGGAAAGAAACCCCAGCTTATTTGTCATCTCTTCACACTGAATCCAACGAGCAGAACACATCGCATATCGCTCAAGCAGCTGCGGAGATACTTTCGATGCACATCCGATCTTCTTCAGCCACTGCCAGGTTTCCTCATATATTTCAGATGCCTGCAGCTTATTTCCATCTCTCTGCTCTGCTGACAGGAAGTCATGTGGCTTTGGCATCTCCACGCCTTCCACATCCGGGATATCCAGAACCTCTAATCTTCTGCCGCCCGGATTTCCGTTGTTTGCTTTTTCTTTGACAGCCGATTTCTTACGTCCGGCACCAGGTCTGGCACCGCCACGGCCGCCTATGTTGTTTGATTTCGTAGGCACGTCTCGTCATCCTCCTTTATTACCCTTTTGATTTCGCCTTTTTTACACGCAAGACCCCACGCCGTTCCACGGTGGTCCCGGTGTTAGAGATTTAGACCGCCCCTGGGGTCAGTCATCATATCCGTAAACACGATGTTTTTTACTTTCATGATAATCACCACGCTCGCCATGAATCTTTGCATGACATGACTTACATAAAGCAATGAGGTTAGACCTCTCATGTGTTCCACCTTCTGACAGTGGCAGCTTGTGATGAACCTCATCTACAGGCACAAGGATTCCTTTCTCAAAACAGATCTCGCAGAAAGGATGTTCCTTAACATAGCTGTCACGGATTCGTTTCCACGCTCTTCCGTACCTACGGCGTGCAGCTTTGTCTCTGCCATACTTCTCGTAGGATTGGTTCATTTGTTTTTCATGTTCCTTGCAGTATCTACCTTCTGTTAAATTAGGACAGCCAGGATAACCACACGGTTTCTTTGGTTTTCTTGGCATCTTTTTCACCTCCATCTGGACATAACAAAAGCCTCTGTGGGATTGATCCTACAAAGGCTTAGTTGTTTTATATATTTTTCTACAATACCATTTTACATCATTTCGATATGAACGGGGAGTGGCCTAGGGGTGATCTAGGGGTGTCCTCTTTCAAAACTGTCCAATGCACGTCTATGTAGTTTCTTTGTCCAACGCAGTGAGTAATGCATTCGAACAGATATGTCCGACATTGATAAAAATTCCAAGTACCTATATCTTAGAATCATCTGTTCCATTGGATCTTCCACAACATCAATTGCATTGTCCACTTCGGTTTTAATCTCTTCAAGCATTTTATAATTTTCAGCAATCTCTCGCTCTAGATCATCTATCTTTTCTAAGTAGCGAACAAAAGGTGCTTTTGTATTTGTATTGCTTGAGAAATGCTCTTCGAATCCCGGTGACGATGGACTGCACGACAATTCTCTGTAAAATCCGAGCTTAATCTTCTTATCGTTGATTTTATTATTCAGAATAAAAGGTCTGTTTAAAAACTCATTGCCTTGCATCCACACCACCTCCGATTCTCGCCTTAACCGCATCGATAAGATCTGTCTGTGTTTTCTCTTTGAGCCTTAGTGCCTTCATCACATCTTCATCAATGGTATCCTTTGAAATAATGTGGTGTATGACAACTGTGCTTTTCTGCCCCTGTCTCCATAACCTTGCATTGGTCTGCTGATAGAGTTCCAATGACCAGGTAAGACCAAACCATATAAGGGTCGAACCACCACTTTGAAGATTTAAACCGTGACCTGCACTCGCAGGATGGATTACAGCAATCGGTATCTCACCATTATTCCAATCTCTGATATCCTTTGACGTCTTGATTTCACGAACCATGAATCTTTCCTTGATTCGCTCCAGATCGTGGTTATACCAGTAAGCCACAAGTACAGGCTTGCCATTTGCACCTTCAATCAAATCCTCAAGTGCATCAAGCTTACGGTCATGGATATGGAAGACCTCTCTGTCCTCGTTATAGATAGCACCGTTGGCCATCTGCAGAAGTTTGCCTGAAAGAGCAGCTGCATTTGCAGCATCAATCTCTTCATCTTCCAAAGACACAACCATTTCCTTCCTTAATTCGTCATATACAGACCATTCCTTTTCTGAAAGCTTTACTTCCACTTCGTTCATAATGCATTCAGGCATTTTCAGAAAATCTGCCGACTTCATAGAAATCGTAATATCCGATATCAGTCTGTAGATTGCATCTTCCGCACCCGGTCTTGGTTTGTAGGAAAATATCATCTGCTGATTTCGTTTATCCGGCACAAAGAAATTCATACGATAATGTGTGATGTATCTTCCGAGCCTTTCTCCCATATCAAGGATTCTGAACTCTGCCCATAAATCCATAAGTCCATTACTGCTTGGAGTTCCTGTAAGACCCACGATTCTTTTTACCTTTGGTCTTACTTTAAGAAGGCTCTTGAATCGTTTAGCCGATGCCGACTTGAAAGACGATAACTCATCAATGACTACCATATCAAAATCAAATGGAAAGCCACTCTTGTTGATAAGCCAGTCAACATTTTCTCTATTGATCAGATAGATACCAGCACTTTTTCTTAATGCCTCTTTTCGCTCTGACTCTGTACCTATGACCACCGAATAGGTCAGTCCTTTTAAGTGGTCCCATTTTTCTATTTCAGCAGGCCATGTATCTCTTGCCACTCGAAGGGGTGCAATGACCAGAACTTTTCTTACATCAAATGAATTGAACATCAACTCATAAATTGCAGTGAGTGAAATCACACTCTTGCCCATACCACAATCCAAAAGGATTGCTGCCACAGGATGTTCCAGTATAAAGTTCGTTGCATAAATCTGATATTCATGAGGATTGTATTTCATCAATGACACCCCCAATCACATCAGTGTTATCAACCACATAGCAGGGAAAACCCAAAGCTGATAACTGTTTTATTCTTCTTTTCTGTAAGGCTCTTGGTTTCTTGCCAGGAGCCTTGAGTTCTATAAAAGCCATTCTCCCTTTTGGAAGAAGAACCAGTCTGTCCGGCACTCCGTCAAATCCGGGAGATGTAAATTTGATGCAGAATCCACCTGCAAGCTTTACAGCCTTCACAAGCTTCTGCTCTACTTCTTTTTCACGCATTCGTGCCACCTCCATCAATGCTGAATTTGATGGTGTGACAGGGTAAGACTGTCATTTCCTATACTTATATATAGACTTAATTTTTTTACTCTATAGAAAAGGATAGTAAATAGCCGTCATTAACTGTCACACCTACTGTCATTACTCTTCTTCCATAAAGTCTGTCTTGAGTCTTAAGCCTTTGATGTATCTGCCTTTACGGTCACGGTATCTTTCAAATCCGACCGTTTCCAAGGCTGTGTAGAAATCAGTTGTGCTTCTTGTAAACTCACCCACCTGGGTACAGAAGATTCGATACTCGTTATATACCTCGCTCGACTTTGCCACATAGGCAGGGTCAAGTTCGCAGCGTTCACTTAAGAAGTAGGAAAGCCAGTCGTTACTTTCCTTGTAATGCTCAATGGCATCACGAACCTTCTGTGGCGGGTCTATCTTGTAGTTGTCTGCAATTACCTTTTTTGCACCTTCGATTACCCATGTAAGAATTGCCCCGCCTGCCTTTTCAAACAGATAATCTGCATAGTTCTTGATATCAGCACTTCCTTCAATCTTGGCATCAAACGGAATAACGATAAGTCTTCTCCATGTACCCTTATCAATCGCACCGACCTTCGGCAGGTGGTTGGTATAAAGTACAAGTGTATGTGTCGGAGTATATGAGAACGGATCTTTATACTTCTTCTCGGCATAAATTTCATCAGTAGAGCAAAGCTGTTTAACATTGGCAGTATTCAATCTCATGCCTTCTTCCAGTTCTGCTGCAATGAGCATTCTCTTACCCTTTGCCTCGGCAAGTTCCGGCTTGACATTTCTTCTGCAACCAACGGTCAGCATATCAGCAGAGATGTTTCCTGAATATGTACCAAGGACTCTTGCGATAACATTCCAGAAGGTTGACTTACCATTGCGGCCTTCTCCATATGCGATAATGAGTGCCTCCACATACACCTTTCCGATTGCTGAAAGACCAACCATTCTCTGAACGTAATCGATAAGGTCGGTATCCTTTAAAAAGAACGTATCAAGTGCAGCTGCCCAGATATCTGCTCCATCATTTGATGGGTCAACGGTTGTCTGCTTTGTGATGAAATGCTCTGGTCTGTGTTCCATCGGAAACTTGGTGCCCTGTCTTAGATCATAGGTAAGAGTCGGTGTGTTCAGCATGAACTCATCGGCATCAAGGTTTCTCTGTTCCACTTCAAGCATCGGACGAGCCTCTTTTAATGTGGCAGCAATGTTCTTTGTATCTCTTCGCTTAATTGCATACTTCTTGTAAGCTACAGCATCTTCATACATCTCGTAGGCATGAGCCTGCTGCTTGTTGAACATCTGCACAGCTTTTTTCGGACCCACAGATACAAGAATCTCCATGCCACCATTCTTTACAAGTTCATCCATAGCCTTCTTCATTTCGGCTTCAGCCTCTGCAAGCTGTCTTTCCGTCAAGTCCTGGGAAACACCCTGGGACTTTGGTTTTGACTCTTCCCAGAAACTGCCGTTGTAGACCATGTAATCAGTAGATGGGGAATAGCGAAGGATATCCTTATACTCTGTTGCAAGTACCGTAGCCTGTCCAACATCGGAGAAGTCTTCTGGCTTTAATCTGCAGTCGGAGTTGTACTGTTCAGGTGGAATGTATCCTTCCTGGTTCGATACCTTGTTACCGAACTTTGATGCACTTCTCCATATCACCTTGAGTTCACTTTCAGGAAGTGGTGGATTACAGAGTTCTGCCTTCTTAAGGAAAATCTGATAAGCCTCTTCTGTATTTCCGTATCTCTTGATAATCTTTCCGGCAATGTGGCTCATGGTACTGTTACGCTGACCTTCCGGCACCTGCTCAAGGTTTGCATCGAAATCAGCAAAATCATCCTCTTCCAGATAATCAAGAATGGTCTTGTCACCTTCATAGAACTCCATTTCATCAGAGTCATTGCCATAAAGGAATCTTGCAGAGTCTAATGCATTGGTATCGTAATAAGGGAAAGCACCAGCAATCTTGCGTTTCATGGCTGCATACTCTTCTCCGTCCGTTACCTTTGGTATAGGGAAGAACACATGAAATCTTGGTCTTGCCGATTTGTCTCCCTTTGGAAGATTGTGGTGTCTGCTGTACGATGCAGCGAAAACAACTCCCGGTATTTCAAGTGCTATATCAAGAGGAGTTACCCATTCATCCGGGTTCTCTGAATGGTCATTGTCACAGTCAAGAGGAATACAGTCGGAGGATTCAAAGTTATCCTTACTGCGATAGTTTCCCTTGTACTTTGCAGTGACATGATCCATCTTAGTTGCTGCGATAAAGGACTCTTTATCCGTTACAACATTCTTATTGGGATACAGACAGTTACCGCTGTTACCGACACAGTCTGCTGAATAAACAGTGAAATTAATCATATTCTCCGACCTCCTTCAAATCCTGGGTAAACCATCTGATCTTCATTCTTCTTTTCTTGGCTACACCAATCTCACGAGCCATGCCTCGGCTTATCACACCACCGAAGACCCAGACCTCTGTGCATTTGCCAAGAAGTACATAATTGAAATGCATAGCCATCTCTCTTTCAGCCTCATTACCGTCATCCATAAACTGTGGATATAAAAGATGAGGTGTTACCGGGATAGCATTTTCATCAACAGCAAATCTGCTGTATCGTTTTGCATTCTTTACATTGGTTTCAACATCACCTGCATATGGGCTGCAAACATACACCAAAGGAAGATAGGCAGCCTTTTTATCAGCTGCCATTTCCTCACGGTGGATGTTGGTAAGAGCCTCATATGTGGTCGGGTCAAAGTACCCTTCGTGATTAAACTTATCAACACCCATATCTCTTAATCCTCCTGTTCGATAACTGGTAAGATGCCTTCATTCTTCAAAAGGTCATAAAGGAAAAGTCTGCCCTTCTGAGTCCAGTAGGTATGCATCACACTTCTGCTCTCATCGATTGCGTAGGTACGGGACTGTGTGTATCCGCACTCTGCATAGTGCTGATATAAAAGCCAGGTCTTTCTGAACTTGTACTGAACCCCGAGTTCATGAAGAAGTTCGTTGAACTTGCGACCACTCATACCGTAGTCCTTTGCAATCTGTGTAATAGGAACTGTATTCTTGTTCTGTAAAATAAGGTCATAGTAACTTGCCTTTGGCTGGAGTTCTGCAATCTGCTGATTCTGTACTGCTACTGTTTCAAGAAGTTCCAAGTTCTGTTTTTTTACCAATGAAAGCTGGCTATTAGCAAACTGTAATGCTCTAGCCATTACTGCTTCGGGCGAGTTCCATGCCTCTTCAACTTTGATGAAGTACTGACGGAACTTTCTGCCTGCCTCTGAACGCTGAATCATACAGAGTTCCTTTGCCATCGCAATAGTAAGCTGATGATCTGTTGCAGGTCTCCCACCCGTACTTTCGCTCAAAAATGAGCGGAAGTCTGAACCTTCTTCGAATCCGTAATCACACATTCTTGGAAACCAGTCCTTATAGGCAGTTCTTACTTCCAATGCTGCGTGTAAATCTCGACCACTCACAGTAGGTCTGTCACTGTCAAAATTGATTCTGATTAATTCGTCCATTCGAATTACCTCCGTAAAATTTCTTGGAGACCCTTGTCTCCTAATTGGTAGCCTTGGTGACAGGGTTAAAAGGACGTTTTTGAAAAAACTTTTTTTAATTTGTTGATTGCACGTCTGTAACGATGACTGACATTGTTTGCATCATCACCAATTTCTGCTGCGTACTCACCAATGGTGTATCCGTCAAGTGCAATAGCAATTACCATATCTGCCACTGCAGGTTTAAGAAGACTTCTCAAGGTTTCACAGCACTCTTCGTATTCAAGCTGGTTATGTACTCCATCAATTGAACTGTCAAAGGCTGACTTATCAGCGGCTCTGAACATAATTGCCTCTTCTGTGTTGACCTCAACTGTTCCGTCCTTGCTCTTCATATAAGCGTTGCCGGTATGACGGTCATGCTTGTGCCAACTGTTGTAATCGGGTCTGTTGAATATCTCGTCGATTACATCTTGGATTCTCTTTTCGTAGTCTTCCTGACTTTCTTCTTCTGAAATGGAGATATTTAACCATTTCTCCAATTCCATGTTTTCGACCTCAAGGGTCTGGTACTCGTTCTCGTAACGAATCTTGATTTTCATAAAGTTCCTGCCTTTCTGCCTGGTTCTTGCAGAAGGGCACAGGAAACAAATAGGGTCGGTGCTTATAGAAGTACCGACCCATGAATTGCCTGAAAAAGTGCATAAGGAAATAAGGGTACCTCTATCGCACCTTTCACAGGTTGTCCTGTGATTGATGCCGATATCTGTATCCCAATGCCCTTATAGCTAATCAGGCCTTGTGATAATAATTACTGAGTGATGTTCTCACCTTATATAACGATTCTTGATTTCGTTAACTTGGATCACATCTGAGTTATCTTTCAACTCTGTAATAAGTATAATCAACGGCGAAAAGTAATTGAAGATAGCAAGTTTTCACATAACTTTAATATTTTAGTAATGGATATTTAGTTGTATTTTGAGTTATTAGAGAGTATAATTAGTACATTCCATATATTTTGCCATTACTATTTTTAGGCAAAAAAATAAAGCCATGACATGTGCCATGACTTTCCGACCACAGAAAGGAGCCAAAATGCCCCAAATCAAAGAAAATTTTTTTGAAAACATTTTATTTAAGTTCGAAAGTTGTAGTTGCGACTGCGTTGAAGATATAGAACACATTGCTCCGGGAGCTGAACCTATCAGCAAATTCAAGCTACAAGCAATGCCGGAACACCCTATTCTCTTTGGCTATGCAGCTAAAGATGGCTTGGTTCGTATTGCACCCAACGGGACAATCAAAGAAAAAAACATTCTCGGTACTCTGATGTCTCTTGCAAATAAGCCTACCAAGGAACTCGTATCATTTATGAAAGACAATGGTTTCCTATTTCCAGTTTGTGCAGGCACCTATGAAGTATTTGATGAGATATCTTTATACGGAATAATTAACCGATTAAAAATAACCGTAGAGTTAATGACTGCTGCCAACGAGATCAGAAAGAATTACAAGAAGATTTGTGACCTAACAATTTCTTTATTGTTCTCTGAGGATCTTACAATAAAAACCGATTCTATGAAAAATGCCTACTCCAGCTGCCATCATAAATATGTAGATACACTTATAAACCCACCTGTTCAGTTATCTTACAGCAGACAACAAGAAGCATTTGAAGGAGACACCTATAGCATCACCGATTGCATATACGGTTCTTATGCTCTTAACATCCAGGATTACAATAATATTATTGGGGGCTATGCTTCTGTTCCGGGATATCAGAATGGATTCTATCAAAATATCACTTCGATGTTTGTTAATTATGAAAAACGAGATATGACCAAGAAAATCTCTGACTTCCTCTTCCATTTTCTTTATGAAATGAATGGAGACAGTTCCAATGAATTCTCAGTTGAAATGAAAGCGGCATTAATCGAAATCGCAAAGTACATCATCGGAGAAGAGATCAATGCTAACCTTGATGGTATCCATCCTGTTTATAATTCAGAAACAATGACCCCATCATGGAAAGTAGATTCTCTTCTTTGTGCAGCTTACTTCTCCATATTCTATTTGAAACCAGACCTCGAATTGTATCGTCCTTGTGACAATCCTAGATGTGGCCGCTACTTCCTTGTAAAGACCACTTCAACAAGAAATCGTTTCTGCAGTCAGGAGTGCTGCAACAGAGTCACCCAAGACCGTTACAGAAAACGAAAAAGAGAAAAAGAAGGATTATAAAAAAAGAACCTCTGTCTGCAATCATCTGCAAACAGAGGTTTTATAATATTATGCTATTTTTATATTTAATCTAAATTGTAGGAACCACTATCTTCTGCAACCATAGAATCAACAGACTTAATACCCACATAAGATACAGGTTTAGGAATAGGAGTCTCTCCAGTAGATGTAATTTCATCTCTTCCCAGAACTGCCTCTATACATTCTGCAAGAGCAACTTTTTCCTTTATCGGCTTACCAGAATAATGATACATCAGATACCTTGTATCCATAACAATTCCTTGAATTCGTTCATAGTATTTCTTGTTGTATCTCCAGTCACCAACTGCCTCTCCAATATTGCCAACAACTGATGTAAGCTTGAAATGGTTCTTTTCCATATTGTATGGCATGATAAAGGCATTGAATAATGAGTTAGTATCTACACCTTTATATTTTTCCAGATACTCACCATATGTAATCTGCTTATTGATTGATGAACCGTTAGGCAGATGATCTGGAATACCTGTCCAACCATACTTATAGCACTTGGCATCAAGAATGTAATACTTGCCATTGTAAATCATAATGGTATCCGGCATCAAAGGTCTCTTTTCCTTGTACTTGCCATAATCAAGTAACCATCTCGAACGAGGGAAATATTTCTCTTTGTCTTTTTCTCCAAAAGCTCTATCGATTAGTTTCTCCCACACATGGTCAAAATCATCTGTGCCAAAGTAAAACTGCTTATCAGAGGTCTGCTCATCCATGTACTCAAGCATATCCTTCATACCTCGGAATAAAGATTTCTTCTTATCATCATTAGTAGCAGCAAGTTTGCTCTGAACGATTCTGATTGAAGTTTTCACATCCGGGTGTGGTCCTGGTTCTTCCGGCATATATGGGACATACAACCATCCAAGTCTCTTGAATGCCTCATAAACACAGAATCTATTAATCTGAGTTATTTCCTTTGTATCATTCGGCGTTGATGAGCGAACCTCGAACTGTGTAAATACAAAAGAGCTCACACCGTTTCTACTCTGAACAAGTGGCATCTGCTTTCTTGCAGTTCTTGCCCAGTCCTGCTTTCCGCTTGGAGCCGTGATATACACCTGTTCCTTCTCAACATAATATGTACCACCGATGGAAAAATAATATTCGATGATGCTTTTGTATGCGTTGATTGGAAAATCAACTGTCTGTGGTGCCGCAAACTTATTGATAGCAAGTAAACGGTCATCCTTTGTTGTAAACTCAGACAGTACTTGTATTAAGTGCTTAATATCCGTTCTGATCTCGGCATCGTTTTCTGGCAGTTCATATCCGATAGGGAAATAGACCATAGCATTATCTGAATCTGCTTTGATACCTACAAAACGGTCACCATCTTCATTTGTGTTAATATGGCAGTGCTTTTTGATATCATATTCCATGATTGAATTCAAAGCTGAGCCTAAATCCATCTATCATCACCACCTTACTCTTCGTCTTCTCCTGTAAAGGCATCCTTCACATTGTCTTTGAAAACCTTAAATCTATCTAATCCCTGGGCATAAATAAATGCACGGATTACCTGCTCAAGGCTCTGGTATTCTGTAACCTCAAAAATCACTTCACGGTTAAACTTAAATGCATCATCCCAAAGATACTTGATTACCTTTTCAGGGAACTTTCTGTTCTGTCTTATAGCATCACGGATAATAGCAATCTGCGTTTTCTCATCATCTGTAAGAGTACCTTTACTTTCCTTTTTGCGAAGTGCATCGTATACTTTTAAATCTCCCATCGCATCATTAAACTTAAGGTCACGAAGATGAACAAAATATGCTCCAAGTCTCTTATCTTCTGCAGATGTCATTCTAGCACTGTTGCCAACAACAATCTTATTGATTTCTACACAGAAGTTTCTCCACGTAACCGTAGTATCAAGAATTTCTGCATCTGCAAGTGTCGAATCAACATTATCAAAATCATTCTCAATAAGACGCATATCCCATCTACGCTGAAAAGCTGTATCCAATGTAAATACATTCTGGTCAGATGTATTCATCGTGCCAATGATAGAAAGGTTTGACGGAATACGAACCTTTTCTGTCTTTCTATCTTTGCCATACATTTCTTCAGCAATATTCATATTTGTAATACCATACTCACTTGTACCAATTGGATATCCGTCATCATCAACATCACGAATTTCTACCTTACGGTCAAGTAGCTGGAATACCTCACCAAAGATAGCTGGAGCATTACCACGGTTAATCTCCTCAATAATAAGGATGTACTCCTTGCCAGGATTATTATAAGACTCACGAAGAATATTTGTAAAAGGACCTGGAGTAAACTTATAGCTTACCTGCCCGTCTTCTGCAACTGCAGGAAGAATCTGACCAATAAAATCTGAATAAGTATAGTCTGGGTGGAATACAAGTCTTTCCACAATACTTTCTGGCTTACAGTATTCATGTTCAATAGTCCAGCTCTTGCCAGAACCAGGAACACCGTAAAGAAGGACATTGCAACCAGTAGAGATTCTATTTTCTTCATAATTTTCTGGAGAGAATCCTTCATCTTCTGCATCTATGTCTTCCAAACCAATCACTTTAGTGGCTGATAACCTTAAAAACATATCTACTCGTTTTTGATATGCTTCTAAAGAACTACGTTTTTCTCGTACAACTGAGACATTACCTCTTGAATAACTAAGGTATGGATTCATACTGTCTGACAGTAATGACTTAAGTACACGAAGTGAGCCTTTTGCTTCACTATCTCCGTTGATATCAACAGCATCTTCTGTTTCAAGCAGCTTGGTGTAAACACTATTTTGATTAAAAATCACATCTCGATTTCCATCCGTCAGTTTAAACACGGCTTCTTCTGATAACGCAGTTAATAAATGAAGCATATGTTGTTCACATTCAGGATCTGCATTAATATTAAAGCCAATCCATGAAAGAAGAACTCTAATATATGCATCATAATTACTATCAATCAAGCTATGTATAATATCTGCGTTAACTGTGTAAAGTAATTTTTTAGGATATCTAGTCCCGCCTGTTCTTTCTGCACTCGCAGCTTTACCATCTTCAACAAAACTTACTTTTGCTAGTTTCCATACAAGCTCAAATGCAACAATTAAAGCCTCCATCTGGGACTTAAACAGTTGATTCTCGTTTATTCCAGCCATCAATGCTTCAAAACCAATTTGTTCCTCTTCGCAAATTTCAGACAGAGCATCAACCAACCACCGGTCCAGTTCATCTGTCAAGACAATACTATCTCCATTTTGCTGCGAATAGATAAGTTCAGCAGGCCTATCTGCACACTCCCATAACAAAATTGCAAGAGCAATAGTTCCCTTTACATGAGGAAGTGAAGACTTGATTCCGAGTTTCAAGTCCAACTCATCATACACAGATAGATTTTCTGGTCTATTCATGCTTAGTTTCCTCCTTAATATCATTCATAATAACTTCAGCAATTGCAGCCGCCAGCAATGGTGGCACAGCATTACCAACTTGTTTCATCTGCGAACCCTTGTTTCCAACAAAGTGAAAATTATCTGGGAATGACTGTATTCTGGCTGCTTCTCTTACTGTTATAGCCCTATTCAAAAACGGATGCGTAAATTTACCAGAAGAAGGTGTATCAAATCTAGTAGTTATTGTTACAGAGATTTCATCTTTTTTCATTCTGGTCCATGTTCCACTATAAATAGACTTTGTAAGATGCTCTTCAGGGAGGACTTCTCTTCCCGCATTTGGAGGTATTAGCGCCAACCTCTCTAAGGCTAATGGCGAGTGTTTTGTGGCTCTGTGATTAAACAGCTTTGAAGAATCTTTTCTTAACATTTTCTCATAATCACTCTCAGCAGGATACTTATATTCCTGTTCTTCTGAACCCTCACCTGACTCTAAATACGCCAAATCACTTATAGCATCCCAAATTGTCACATCATTTCTTTTGGGAACAGGAAGCTTTGGTGCATCTCCATTAAGTTTTCCTATAATTACGGCACGTCTTCTATTTTGAGGAACTCCATAATCCGATGCATTTAATACTCCATATTCTAGAGAATAACCTAATTTATTAAACAGCTCTTCTATCTCATGCCTAAAGTATCCACCTTCAGCAGTCAATAAATTAGGGACATTTTCCATTACAAAATATTTTGGGTTAACTAGTTCAACTACTGATACATAATATTTAAACAGGAAATTTCTTTCATCATGAATTGTTTTTCTCTGTCCTTTTTGAGAAAATCCTTGACATGGGGGTCCTCCTATAACAACATCAATTGTTCCTGCTAGTTTACCAAATGTATCTTCTAAGTCGAGTGAAGTAATATCCCCCACTATCATTTTTGTATTCTTGTGGTTCGCTATATATGATGCGGCAATCGAAGCATCATATTCGTTTGCCAAAACAACATCAAACCCTTTTTTCTCAAAGCCGAGAGAAAGACCACCCACTCCCGCAAACAGATCAATTACTCTTGGCTTCATTTATTCTCTCCCTCGATTCTTGATTTTGCTATTTCAAAATACGTCTCATTCAGTTCTACTCCAATAAAGTTTCGCTCAGTACGTTTAGCAACTACCCCCGTTGTCCCACTTCCCATAAAAGGATCTAGTACCCAATCCTCTCTATTAGAAAGCAATTCCACAAAATGCTGAATCAAACTTTCAGGTTTCTGTGTAGGATGCTTGCCATATTTTCTTTCTCCATTCGATGTTACCGCTGTTTCGACAAAATCATGAAACATTGCACCATCATTGTTAAAGGTTCCTGTACGTGTTTTATAAGTAAAATACACCCAAGCTTCCGTTGAATTCACAAAATGTAAATTCATATTTCTAGGCATCGGATTTGTCTTATGCCATATTCCTGTTGTCTTATAATAAAATCCATGTTTTTGAGCTAATTTAATGATTGTCTCAACCTTTATAATTGCCATAAAAACAATCATTGTTCCACCCTTCTTCATTACTCTAGCAGATGACTTAAAGAATGTGTCCATTGATTTTTCCCACTCTTCGAACTCCATATCGTCCCATCCTGCGGAACCAAAAAAATTATCTCTCATCTTACTGAGATTTGTATCACGATTTTTCATAAAATTTCCCAGGTTATATGGGGGATCCGTCACAATAAGATCAATGGTATGATCTTCAATATTTTTCATTGCTTCTATGCAATCACTATTATAAAGCCTTATTTGTGGCATTGTTGATTCTTCCTTCCTGCGTAGTATTGATTTATTCTGCACTCTTACCACTCACTATCCATTCATCTAATTCTGAACGCTTGAATTTCCATAGCTTACCGATACGGTGTGCTGGTAAGTCAGGTTTCTTTTTTATCCAATTTCTCAAAGTCACTGTTTTTATCCCCAAATATTTTGCAGCCTCATCAATACTAATATAATTATCCTCAATCGCATTCTTTTTGTTCATTTTTTCTCACTCCTGCGGTCTTTGGCTATAGACATAAAAATACACTATATATTGTACTACTCTAGCCTTTCATTTTCAAGATGTTTCATTATATTTTTTGATATCATTTGATATTATGTGATATTTCATAATATAAAGCGCGATATATTGAAGCTAAGATTTTGACAATTCATCACCCAAAAAGACTTTTCTAAAGATTTTGTATTTCTTCAGAAAAGTCCTTATTCTACTAAATCATTAGATGTGTTTGAGATGTGTTTGCAAAATGCGGTTTTTATCTTAACCATCACACCAACCAGCCATTCAAACTGAGTCTTCCATAAATTCTTATTTCCAAATTGAACAGATTTTTTTAATACAATGCTACTCGCTTTTCTTTCTGGTAACTCTCTCCGATCAAACGGTAAGCTCGATGTTGTTTCAATATCTGCTTTGTTTTCTAAAAGATAATTATACAAATCAGGATTATCACTAATATATAACTCCACGTCCGATTCATACCTCTTTTGAATCCAAGATACTACATTTTTAGAACTGTATGCGTTTTTCTTTTTTAGACCATCTTCCGTTTGATTCACATTACTGCGTTTATTTTTCCATAAATCACGAGTAAACACTTCTGTATAATCGACCTAATCTCAATATTCCTGTCTATCCAACTATAAAATTCCCTAGATTTTTCAAGACTTTTAGGGCATTTTCAAAGGTATTATTTCCAGTAATCAAAACTATCGAAATCCCCTTATTTCAAGCCATTTTCACACTT